ATAGTTCCTGATGACTTTGTTTCAAATTTAAAAGCTCTATATTCCTCGTCGTAGTACTTATCGTACTCATCTGTATTATAATACTGTAGAATATTGGTTCTCAATTCATAAGAATTATCATTCTTACAATTATTACATTTGGCATTGATCATAAGCCGGTTTTCGCCGGTAGCAAAAGTTAATTCTCTAATAGACAAGATAATAAAAAGTCTGTCTTCTTCTAGAATATCTTTATGACTACCTCTTCTTCCGCCATATTCAATTCTACAACAAGAATTCAAGATTGAATTCAGTTTTTCATCTACATCAAGAATACTATTTTCATCCATTGTAGAGAATTCTCTAATTTCTAGAACTCTTGCAGCTCTAATTGAAATTCTCATATCATTACGATAAAATCTTCCCTTTGATGGGAGATTAGTCATTAAAAGATTAATGTAACCGATTCTTTCGTTAACTTCTTTAAGCTCCTCTTCTTTATCTCTGATGTGAGAAGTTACTCTACCGAGTTTAGGTTCGGGTGCTTCAGTTTCCTGTACATATTCGGCATCATATTGCACAGGTGAGCTTTCCAATTCTTCAATCTCTTTCTTTAGAGATTCTTTGTAATCGTTATTGTTTTCCATTTTCGTGATAGTTACTGATTATTTGTTTTACTTTATCCCCAACAAAACTTTTTTGTTCTGGGTAATTTTCTTCAATATCTCTTTTTATAAGTTCTCTTATATAAAAAGAAGCCGGCACTGGTTTTTCTCCCGTTTCCATAGACCTGGCTGCAATTATAGTATTTAAAGCCCGAAGATCGTTTTTGGAAAGCAAAACCTGTAGCTTTTCAGTTAGGGTTTCTTTCTGCATATATTATTAGATTATTAGATTATATATCTAACTGAATGCAAATTTTTTTGTTATCTAAAAACGTTTATTGATAAACTTCCGGCAGCCTGAAGACCTGATTCATTTACTTTAGACATTATAGATTCTTTTGTCTGTGATTTTGTTTTGCTTGTAAAATCATCTTTAGCTTTAGTAGGTTCTACCGAACCTTTCATGGGATCTCCACCTGGAGATTCTTTAGGCATTTCAGGCATTACAACACTTACGGCTTTTGTATCAGTTACAGATTGATCAAGTATCGAAGAAGTTCTTTGTGGACTACCTTCTTTGACAGCAGAATCTTTGATTTTTTTAAATTCTTGATTTCCCTTTTGCGTATCACTAAAATCACCCTTACCTATTTTACCACTATTGTCTTTATAATTCTGCTGAGTAACTGAAGAGTTAGAATTAGCTAAAGATTGATTAACTTGATTTCTAACTTGCGAAGAATTCCCGGAAGGATCTAATTCTTGTCGAGAATATGCATCAAAGTTTTTGCTCGAAGCAAGATTCGAATTGTTTCTTATATCACTATAATCAGAATCTTTCGGTCCTGGGACTTTCATATTTCCAAGAGAACTTATAGGATCAGAAACCTTAGATTGATTAACAATATCAGGAGCTTTTAAATCTCTGAGAGGGGTTTCTTTTGGATAGGGTGAAGTATAATTAGAATCTACTGGGGTTTTAACGAAAGACTTAGCAGCTTTTGCACTTCCCGCAGCCGATTTATCCAAAGAAATTGATTCTGGAGCTTTATAAAGCTTTGGATCTTTTTTGTAATTAAGTTCTCGGTTTGGAACTTGTGAATTAGGTGCATTAAGCATTGAATTAGAATCCGAAGAATAATCAGATTTTGCAGAATCGTTTCCCGCTGTATTGCTCTTCGTGTCTTCATCACCTCCCATCACAATCTGTTTTAGATCAGATAATTTAGGCTTCTCTTTTGAAGTTTTAGAAGAAGCAGATCTGGACTTCATCGCTTTAGCCATAGCATAAAAAAGGGTCCTTTCGGACCCTTATAAATTTTGTTTAATTAAACTAATTCTTCGATCCAGTAGTCGCTTCTATAACTCATAGATACCGCTGCTGGGTCTTGAGTTTCATAATTCAATTCATCGGCAAATGTTGGATTTCCAGTAGGAAATGCATCTTTAAAAGTTATCTTTCTAAATACATCTCCTGCTCTGTTATATTGAAGAACGATAATCGTTCCAACATAATCTTTCTTTAATCCCATTTCTCCGGTTGCTGGATCATAGATTAGCTTATACCAGTCTTGCATAGATTTGTAAATATAAGCTTCGTTAGCATCATTCAAGTTAACAGTAAAATCCATACTTAGATCTACATAAGTTTGTCCTGGCATACCTGCATAACTTCTATCAGCAAATTTATATTTCTGTCCAACTGCTTCAAATGCAGGATTTACAGCATCTAGACCGCTGATTTTAATTACGTGTTGAAGAACCAGACCTGTGTCAAATCCAATACCCGCAGGAGGGAGCATCGTAACTTCAAATAGGTTAGGTTGTACCGTTTCAAACTTCTGAATAGAAGCTTTAGCTTGAGTATAGTGTGGTAATGGCATCCTTTTTTATTTATTTTGTTTAGGCATTTCCTGATTGAATTTGGCCAGTTCTTAAGATAGTTGTTCTTGTTACCAAGATTTCCATACCTTTTACTGGTTCGATGAATGTATCTAGAATACCGATATTTCTATCAATAACATCTGGAGTATTGTTTGTTTCGTCCATGATATTTCTAAATGCATATACACCATTTTCTGATTGTACGGTTGTCATGAAGTTATCAGCTAAAGTCTTGATTTCTAATCTTGTCTGAGCAGTATTAAATTCAAACAAGTAGTTCCTCAAGATTGCGGCCAATCCATCTTGAATGTAGATTAGAACTTCTCTAACGTGTGCAGATGATAGAGCACTTACAACGTTTTGTTGTGCAGTTTTGTTACCGAAGATTACCAATCCACTACCTGGTTGGAATACAATTGGATTCAATCCAAACGGTTCAACGTTATCTCTATCAGTTTTGCTTAAGTTGTATTCAACTCCAACTAAACCTCTACCCCCAAGTACCCCTCTTCTAGTTCCGGCCACAATTGACCAAGGAAGAGCTGCAGTATATTTGTCGATATAGTTATTAGAAACATAAGCAGCTGGTGGAACTGTAATGTTGCTTCCATTTTCTCTAACCACTAGGAATGGGAAGTAGAAAGCTCCATAGCTAGAACCTTGTGTTATGCTAGGTAATGAATATCTAACAGTTGGGTTATTTGAAAGATTACCACCAGTAGAAACAAAGTAAGTATCAAACTGTCCTAATATATTCAAGAATGAAGGATCGGTGCTCTTCTTAAAGTTTGCTACTGAAGGAGCGTTTGCAAGTAAGAATGCATTTTGTCTTTCTTTTGCAAGAGTAAATAATAGTGCTTTATCTCCAGCTTCGATTCCGTTTCCGAATGTATCTACGATATATCTGTAAGAAATATTGTCTTTATCGATTAGAGCATTAAATAAGTTAGTTCCAGACAAAGTATCGTATATGATATTATTCTGTTGGTCATTAGTACCATCAGGCATATTATAAGAACCTAATGCAAATCCGTCTAGAGTGAAAAGCTCATAGTAGTTAAACCATTCAGTAACAGGGTAGTATAATTCTACAGTGTCCTGTCCGCCTATTGTATTGATGAAGATTTCACCAGTACATGTAATTTTAAGAGCGTTAACACCCGGTGAGTAATTGCTAATTCCGACTACTTCGGTGATCCTGGTTAATCTAGAAGAAATCCCAGAAGCAGTGTTTCCTACGTTTTGAACTAAGTAGTTTCCTACCAGAACATCTGCAGAATATGTAGAACTTACAATTACTTGGTTAGCTCTTAGAGAACTTCCCGGAGTTGTAGAATCTTCTAAAACATCCATTGTTATGTTAAGAGAACCTGCAAAAGTTTGAACTCCAAATGTACCATTAGCGTAAGCTGCTTCATCAGTATCGAAGAAAAACTTACCTCCCTGATTAATTCCGAAATCGGCGTCATCAGTAACTGGTGAAGTGAAAGCCGCATCTTCATAAGCATTTACAGTAAATACTGGAAGTGGGTAATCTTCATCTGAAATTGGTATTTCAAAAACAGAACCGGTATCGGTATAGATATAGTTCTTATTCTCTGCATTAAAGTCTAGATATAGAGTAGCAGAAGTTGCATATGTTGCTCCAAATTCGGCTTTATCACCATCAGTAACAATTCCGTCTTGTGCAGCTTCATATAGATCAGATGCCGGTCCTGCTACAATTGTACCGGTATCTCCATCTTCTTGAGTTACAAAATCCATATCGGCTGGATTGATGTATTTCAAAGTTCCACTTGAAGTTGGGAAATCAGAAGCACTAAAAGTACCGGCAGGATCAGATTTAACGCTTGATACCGAGAATGTAGCCTGCGTAGAAGTAGCAGTTTTAAAGATAACAGGTACTGCATAATCTTCGGCATCTGTTAAAATATATGTACCTACTGTTCTATCGCTAACATCAACGTTAGCAGTCATTCCTGTAATTACATTATAAAGAGCAAGGTTACTTGCTTTAGATACGCTAAATTCTATATCTCCCGCACTTTCTGGTAAAATCGTGCACCCAGATAGAGAAACCGAATTAACAGTACTTACGTTTCCTGCATAGCTAAGATCTGATACAATGGTTCCTTTATACGAAAGGAAGTCTACAGTTTCAGGTTTAAGTCTTTCGAGTTCGTGACCTACTAGGTCAATTCCACCATTTACTCCATCGATAACCAGATCAAGATCGAACATTGCAGTGTTTATTGCACAGAATAAACCGGTTGCTGCAGTATCTGCGTTAATTAGAGTTTCAATATACAAGTTATTACCTTGA